TACTTGCTCCGGCTCCGGCGGGAGTTCCGTTGATGCTACCGCGAACGGTGCAGCTTCCAGTCTTTGTTATTGCTCGACAATTTTTCAAAGTCAAAGCAATCGGCAACTTTTGGACAATTTTATAAGTTCCGTTTACCGGTTCTTCAATATACATGCTCATGAAATCAAGATATTTCGTTCCGGCACCGGCTGCTTGATAACTGGCGTTCAACTCCGAAACTTTATCTTTAAGCGCCGACCACGCAGACCAAACATTACTTGTACGAATTCGGCGATAACACGTTGTGTTTTCCGCAGAATAAGCGGTTTGCATTGCGAAAGAAGTTGCGTTTCCGAAAACAGTAAAAAGAATAAACTGTTTCGCCGCATCTGGACTATTCGTCGCAGCTACCGGGATGCATGACCATCCGCTGGCAGCATCATTCGCATTCGAAATTTGTGGGGAAAGTTCCTGTAGCCTCGACGGAAGACCAGTGTTCTGAATGGTTCCGCCAATGTTTTGAATATTCGCGTTTCCAAGGATTTGTGCAATCGTAACTTTTTCAGTAACCCCAGATTTTTGCGTCGGCAATTCATGCGTTGTCGTCACAACAGCCGCCGCCGGCAAACCCCCAATTTCTACAGTTTCAGCCATTTTTAACCTCTAATGTTGAATGCTGCGCCAGAAGCGGGGCGCGCCGGAGCAAGACTGCAAACGACGGATGATGCTTCACCATAGAAAAAAGCAATGCGAATACTGTTTATCGTTGCTTCATTCAAAAGTGTATTTTCATCGCCAGCATCAATGGTGACGCTGTTAGAATTAACAATGATCGCACTTAAGCAGTAATCTTTATCGCTTTCATATGCAATTCCCAAAAGCGAGAACGACGAAACATTTGATGCACTGTCATTCGAAACAACTTGCACTGGCGAAGTATTAAGTGCGGTGCGGTTTGCCGTTCGCATGGCAACAAAAGCGATTTCGTGAATAATTGCCGTTGGAACGATGACGATGTCCTGTACTTCGCTATTGGCAATATTTGCTCGGGCGAAGATGACGAAATTTGAGCGAGCACCACGTTGCGAAATGACGCCATTTGTTAAATCACATTCAATTGCGCCAATTCTTACATTCGAAATTGGAATTTCTATTCCGTCACAACTTCCGGCAATTACAAGGAAAATCTCGCGATATTCATGCTCGCTGGAAAGTTCAACAGAATTGAAAATCAAAAGGTCATTGCTTCCGTGATAAGTCGCAGATGAATACGTCATGGTTACGGGATCAGGAAGCGGGTGAATTCCGTTTGGTCCATAAATCGACGTATTCATGCAATCTTCAATCTTGACCGGGCAAAGCCACTCCGAATTAAGCATTCGTGAACCGGTAATCAAGAATTTATTTGTATTTGTTACGAACAATTCTTCATTTTCTGTCACGAAGATTTCGTTAATTGTTCCTTGATCACAGAAGCCGCCCCATCCATCGCCAAATCCAAACGAGTGCAAACTTCGAAAATGAAAATAAACATCAATTCCGAAAGCAACCGGAAGTACTCGCCGATAAAGAGGAAGTAAAATTGCCTCATAAGTCGTCAATGTCCGGCCGGGCGCAATAACAACTTTTCGGTTTCCGCTATCCAAAACCAAGGCTTGCGGGCCGAAAAGAATGCGGGCGCATTCGTTCAAGCTGTCGATAGCATACAGGGCAAGAAATTGATAACGCCGAACTTTCAGGAATTTCCGATACGTTTCGTCATCATCAATGGTTAAAGTGCCAGTGCCAAAATCAATGCAATCTGCCCATCGTGCACCCTCGACGCAAAAACCGGAGATTTGATAAAAAGAACTTTCACCCTCACAATCAAAGCCAAAAACCGGATGCGTGGTGCAGAAGCAGTGATCACGCGGCCACCCGAGGCGCCGGCCGAGGATTGTCAGTTGATCGCCGATAGCAGTATTTATGTCGAAAAAGTCAGGAACGCTGCAAGCAACTTGCAAGGCTTCAAAGATTTGATTTAAATCCGCTCGCAAAATCCCTAATAGATTGGGGCTTTCGCGATATTGCGTCATCACGCGGTCAATTTCGGCCTCAATTAGCGCATTTCTATCGGCAGGACATCCAACGTAATCGGGGCCGGACATTTTATGCATCCCCCATATTATCTTTCAGAATACTTACGGAAACATTCCGAAGCCGTGCAATTTCAGTAAAAGACATCAGAACCGGATCACTCGTCGGATATTCCGTTTCCGGTTGATCACGGGTTCCATCGAAAAATGCGACTTCGACATTCGGAAATTGCGCTTCAATTGAGGACCGAATGCGGTGCAAGGTGACATCGTCACCATTATTCAACACGCGCGGGCTACTGACCGAATGCAAATCATCGACAAGCCAACGTGCAATCGCAGTTGAACTTGGCGGCGGACAACCGAGAACATCACGGCGCGCATAAACCGAAATATCAAGGTCTACATTGATTTCGCTTGGCCGAACAATCGGAATAGTTCGGCAATATCCATCAGCGGCAGAGCTTACCGTGGTATTGCCGTAAAGAATGACGCCGGGCACAGTATAAGCGCGAACGGTCGCCGCGACTTCCTCGTCATCGCCACCGAGAACCGCCACCGAAACAACGCCGGGGTCTAGACCGTGTTCGTCAATTGCCGTGGTGTCATTGATATAAGTCCGGGCATAAACAACGCCGGAAACATTCAGCATTGCCCGCGTGACATCGGCAATATCAATCCGGCCGCGCCCGACATTCGTAATCGCCTTGCGAAAATCTTGATCGCGCTCATTATTCGCCCGTTCAAGCAAGCGAATTCTGCCGAGCATTTCAAGCCGGGCACCTTCAGCTTGATCAGGATCATACGACTGATAAGTATTCAGCAAGTGTTCCCAAAGGGCCGCAATCGCGTTGCTGCGAAGGCCATTCCAATGCCCGAGCGGGCTTTGTTCCGTCTGAATAACACCGGGACCAAAAGTGCTGACGTTTGCGGCCTCCAATTCTGCGAGAATTGTCGCAAGAGGTTTAACGGCAAATCCAGTCGGCAGAACGCCATAGTCGCTCATAACTGCACTACCTCATTATATTCAGTCTCGACAAATATTTGATTGATGATCAATTCCCGACGCTTCCGAGAAAAACTGACAGAAAAACCAGAAATCCCTGTCACACCTTCTGTGTCAAGTAATTCCGTTTTCACAATCGCTTCTGCAAGTGCCGGGTCATATTTCTTTCCGAATATTTCATCGAGCCAATGAACCCCGATTTGTGTATTCAAAAACCACTCACCAAAAAAGGCCATTAGGCGCTGTCGCGCATGCTGGCCGACCGCATGTGCATCCGTGACAACGGCAAGGTTTCCCGTGGCGTCAAGGTGTAAATCGTGAATGTATTCTGAATTCGGCGCGAGGGAGAAGGCAAATCTATTCATAGCGCCATGCTCCGAAGCTTGCCTTCAATTTCCAGAAGATCAGTCCCATTCTGGTCATATTCGGCTTTATGAATGAGCGTCGGCTCAGTACCAAGTAATTTGAAGCCTTCGCCAGCGAGTTTTACTGCATCAGCGATCAATGTATAAATATTGCCTTGGCTTCCTTCAATGGCAATTTTGCCAGCAGCATTCCCGCGAATTCCATATTGCCCGTTTTCATCAAACCGAATGTGCTGATTTGAATTGTCAAAATTTTTGATCGGATTATCTAGGCTTTCACCACCGGACAAATATGCTTCCATATCAGATAGCGAAAAGGCGCGGTCATCTTGGGCTTCATATTTTCCATTGGTATGATACTTTTCACTATCGCGCATTCCCGGCCGGAGTTCAACGAAGTCCCCTTCCTTTACTGGACTTGTGATCGCCCCGCCACCCGCGCGCTGAAACCGGATCGGAACTTCATATAATTCTGGCATATCCACTTTTTCGCCGTTGTGAGTTGGACGGTAAAGCGGTTGCACGGTAGCGGTTTGCGTCTCGGGATCGAAAGAAACAATTTTTCCGGGAATTGTTCCCCATTGGCTCGACTTTGTTTCGTCTTCAGACATTCCGGTCATGTCTTCCCAATTTATATTTGCTTTTCCGGAATAGCCAACACTGCTCATTTTTTCTTCCCCTCGTCAACCTTA